CGAGGCATCCGATCGCATGCGTGGCGCCGATCGCAAGGACGCCGACTACAGCGCGATCGAACGTCGCCTGCTGCGCGCGCAGGCCAACGTCTACTACGCCTGCGCGCGGCAACTGCGCGAGGTGCGCCACGGTGGATGAGATGGACCGCGCGCAGGAGCGGGAAGCCACCGATCGAGAGTTGGCGCTGGCCGCGCTGCGCGAGCGCATCGACGCCAGCCTCGTGCCTCGTGATCCGGCCATCGACGGCCTGTGCATCGACTGCGACGAACCGATCGAACCCGAACGCATCCGGGCGCTGCGCGGCGCGTGCTCGCGCTGCATCGCCTGTGCAACCGATCACGAACACCGCATGCGTGGATACTGCCGATGAACGAATCCGCCTCCGCGCTGCTGATCCTGCTCGGCGTCGTCAACATGCTCGCCGTGCTCGGTCTGTGGCTCTACACCGCGCGCCATGCCGGCCACGTCGATGCCATCGACCGGCGCGTGATCGCGCTGGAAGAGCGCGTCTCCGGCATGCCTGCCGTGAAGGCGCAGCTGGATCTTCTGGCCAGCCAGGTATCGGGCCTGCGCGAGCGATCCGACCATACCCTGCAACTGATCCGATCCGTGCAGGAATACCTGATGGAGCGCAAACCATGACCCCGTTCGCCGAACGCTTCCGCGCCGATCGCCGGCTGGTGCTGCTGCGGCTGCTGTCCGAGCAGCACGGCTACCGAGCCAACAGTTCGAACCTGCACGCCGCGCTGTACGCGCTCGGCGTGACCGCCAGCCGCGACGACGTGCGCACCGACCTGGCGTGGCTGGCCGAGCAGGGCCTGCTCCGCACCGAATCGCCGGTCGATGGTCTGGACGTGGCCACGCTCACCGCGCGCGGCCACGACGTGGTGCTGGGCCTCGCCGTCGTGCCTGGCGTCAGCCGCCCCAGCCCTCGGTGACGCCGTGGCCCGCGCGCGCAAATCCAAGGTCACGCGGCTGCCGGCCGAGCAGCGCGCATTCGTCGAGAAGCTGCTGCGGGAAGATCGCCTCACGCTCGACGAAATGCTCGCGGCCATCCGTAGGAAATATCCGACGGCGGATGTAAGCCGCAGCGGATTGCACCGCTACCAGCAGCCGCTGCGCGAACTGACCGAACGCATGCGCGAGATCGACGCCGCCGCGCGCGTGGTGGTGGAAGAACTCGGCGAGAACCCCGACGACCGCGCCGGCGCGCTGCTGTGCCAATCCATCACCACGCTCGCCACTAACGCCGCGCTGCGCGCGCAGGTGGATGAGGAAACGTCGATCGAAGATGTACGAAAACTCGCACGCGCCTCGAAGGACGTCATCGCCGCGCGCGCCGCCAGCCTCAAGGAGCGGCAGGCCATCGAGCACGCCGCGCGCGAGAAGCTCGTGCGCGAGCAGCGCAGCAAGCTCGATGCGTTGGGCAAGACGGGCGAGGTGCCTCCGGACATGCTCGCCAAAGTCATCAAGGCAGCGTACGCCCTATGAGCAAAGTGGTCTCCATCACGACGCAGCAGAGTGCCGCCGACTACCTCGAAGGCTTGGCGGCCGATCTGCGCAAACGCGACAAGCCGGAGCCGGTGAGTGTCGTCGTTTTCGGTCTCCACCGCGATCGCAATGGGCAACTCGTCGAATTCTGGAGCGGGCCATGCACACTGTCACCGCTGGAGTTCCTCGGCCTCGTCGAAATGGGCAAGGCCACCTACATCGAGTCCAGCGGCGAATGATCCAGCCGGCACTCCCGCTCTACGCTTACCAGCGCCGCTGGCTGCAGGACGGTGCGCGCTTCAAGATCGCGATGTTCGCGCGCCAGTGCGGCAAGACGTTCACCAGCACGCTGGAGATCGTGCTCGACTGCCTGCGTGCGGAAGCCGCCGGCCAGCGCTGCCGCTGGGTGATCCTCAGCCGCGGCGAGCGGCAGGCGCGCGAGGCGATGAACGAGGGCGTGAAGCTGCATTTGCGCGCGCTCCAAGCCGCCTTCAAGGAACTGGAAATCGACTTCGACGCCAACACCAAGGCGCTCGAAGTGGAACTGCCCGGCGGCAGCAAGATCACCGCGCTGCCCGCCAACCCCGACACCGCGCGCGGATTCAGCGCCAACGTGCTGCTGGACGAGTTCGCCTTCCATCAGGACAGCCGCGCGATCTGGAAGGCGCTGTTCCCGGTGATCTCCAAGCCCGGCCTCAAGCTGCGCATCATCTCCACGCCCAACGGCAAGGGCAACAAGTTCCACGAACTGATGACCGGCGCGGACGACGGCTGGTCGCGCCACACCACCGACATCCACCAGGCGGTGGCCGACGGCCTGCCGCGCGACATCGACGAGCTGCGGCGCGGTGCCGGCGACGAAGACCTGTGGGCGCAGGAGTTCGAACTGCAATGGCTCGACGAAGCATCGAGCTGGCTCTCGTTCGAACTGATCACCGCATGCGAACACGCCGATGCGGGCGACCCCGCGCGATACACGGGCGGCCCGTGTTTCGTCGGCGTGGACATCGCCGCACGCAACGACCTGTTCGTCATCTGGGTGGTGGAGCAAGTCGGCGACGTGCTGTGGACGCGCGAGATTATCGAGCGCAAGCGCGTGAGCTTCGCCGAGCAGGACATGCTGCTCGACGACGTGTTCGCGCGCTACCGCGTGCAGCGCGCCTGCATGGACCAGACCGGCATGGGCGAGAAGCCCGTGGAAGATGCGCAGCGCCGCCACGGCTCGCTGGTGGAGGGCGTGCTGTTCACCGCCGCCAACAAGTTGACGCTCGCCACGCACGGCAAGGAGGCCTTCGAGGACCGCAAACTGCGCATCCCCGAAGGCAACGTGGAACTGCGCGCCGATCTGCACAAGCTGAAGAAGGTCACCGGCCCCACCGGCGCGCCGCGCTTCCTCGCCGACGCCGACGCCAGCGGCCACGCCGACCGCACCTGGGCGTGCTTCCTCGCGCTCAACGCCGCGCACGGCGACACCGGCCCGATCGAATACCAGGGCGTGCCGAAGAACCCGCGCGGTCTCGACAACGCGCGCGATCCCGGTCGCAACCGGCTGCGCATGCGCGCCGACGATCACGAAGACGTGAAGATTCCGGAGCCTGAAGCATGGTGACCCGCATCCTCGGGCCGGACGGCCAGCCGATCCACGTGGCAGACCTTGCCGAGCCGCAGACCAGCCGCATCATGCAGCTGCGCAACGAATGGGCCGGGCATCCCTCGCGCGGGCTCACACCGTCGCGCTTGGCGGCGATCCTCGACGCGGCCGAGAACAACGACCTGGTCGCGCAAAGCGACCTGTGGGAAGACATGGAGGAAAAGGATGGCCACCTCGCCAGCGAGATGGGCAAGCGCCGCCGTGCGCTGCTCTCGCTCGATTGGGACATCGTGCCGCCTTCGTCGCCGTATGCGGCGGAAAAGAAAGCCGCTGATCGTCTGCACGAACTGCTCGCGGACATCGACGGATTCGAGGAGATGCTCTACGACGCCACCGACGCGATCGGAAAAGGCTACGCCTGCCTCGAAATCGAGTGGCATCGGCTCGATGGCATGTTTCTGCCCAAGACGATCACGCACCGGCCGCAGTCGTGGTTCCAGATCCATCGCGGCTATCGGCAGGAGCTGCGCCTGCGCGACAACAGCGCCGACGGTGCGTCACTGCAACCGTTCGGATGGATCGTCCATACGCACAAGGCCAAGAGCGGCTACCTCGAGCGCGCTGCGCTGTTCCGCGTGCTGGTGTGGCCGTACCTGTTCAAGACCTACGCGGTCGGCGATCTCGCCGAGTTCCTCGAGGTGTACGGCTGGCCGATGCGCATCGGCAAGTATCCGCCGGGCGCCAGCGACAAGGAGCGCATGACCCTGCTGCGCGCGCTCGCCAACCTCGGCCACAACGCGGCCGGCATCATGCCGCAAGGCATGGAGATCGACTTCGAAGAGGCTACATCGGGCGATCCGGATGCCTTCCAGGCAATGATCGACTGGTGCGAAAAGACGCAGTCCAAGGCCATCCTCGGCGGCACGCTTACCAGTCAGGCCGATGGCAAGACCGCCACCAACGCGCTCGGCACCGTGCACGACGAAGTGCGCAAGGATCTGCGCGACGGCGACGCCAAGCAGATCGCGGCCACGCTGTCGCGCGACCTGATCTTCCCGATCGCGATGCTCAACGGCATCGCCGGCAACATCCGCCGTGCACCGCGCATCCGGTTCCAGATCGAGGAGCCGGACGACATGGCCTCCTATGCGGAGGCGCTGCCGAAACTCGTTTCCCTCGGCATGCGCATCCCGCGCAAGTGGGCGCAGGAGAAGATCGGCATTCCCGAGCCGGAGTCCGACGATGACGACGTGCTCGTTTCTTCCGCGCCCAGCATTCCCGCGAAGGATGACGGCTATCTCGCCACGGCAACCGCACAGCGTCCGCGTGTCGAAACCAGTGACGATCGCACGCCCATCGACCCGCACGCCGAGGCACTTGCACGGCAAGCCGTGCCGGCGTGGACCGAGATCCTCGATCGCGTTCGCGAGCTGGTCGCGACCGCGCCGGACTTGCCAACGCTGCGGGACGCGCTGCTCGAGGCCTATGGCGACCTGCCACGCGATGCGCTCGGCGAGGTGATGGCGATGGGCATGGCCGCCGCCGAACTCGCCGGCCGCTACGACGTAACGCAGGAAGCCGATCGTGCCTGAGACTGCGGCCAGCGATCCCGCCGTTCGCGGCGTGCTGAAGCGGCCGTTCGCCGAGCAGGTCGCGTTCTTCCGCGGCAAGCTCGGCACTCTCGTGCCGACCGAGCGCTGGACCGACATGATGCATGCGGCTCATGACCGCGCCTTCATGGTCGCCGGTGCGCAGAACGCAGATCTTCTCGCCGGTCTTGCGGCATCCGTCGATCGCGCGATCACCGAGGGCACCGGCATCGACCAGTTCCGCAAGGATTTCGATGCCCTGGTCGAGCGGCACGGATGGAGCCACACCGGCAGCCGCGACTGGCGCACGCGCGTCATCTACACCACCAACATCGCCAGCAGCTACAGCGCCGGTCGGCTCGCGCAGTTGCGCGAAGGTGGGTTTCCGTTCTGGGTGTACGTACACAGCGACAGCGTGATCACGCCACGGCCACTGCACGAATCGTGGCACGGTGTGACGCTGCCTGCTTCGCACGAATGGTGGCTGACGCACTTCACGCCCAACGGCTGGGGCTGCAAGTGCCGCATCGTCGGCGTGCGCAAGCCGGAAGATGCCGCACGCTACGGCAAGGTGCAGCGCGAGGCACCCGACAACGGAATCGATGCCAAGACCGGCACGCCCGCCGGCATCGACAAGGGCTGGGTCTACATGCCGGGCGATACGGTGAGCGACACCGTTCGCGCGTTGAGTCAGAAGCTCGAAGAGCTCCCGCCGCCACTTGCCGTTGCCGTGATGAAGGACTGGCTCGCTGCGCAAGCGTTCGCGCGCTGGTTCGAGAGCCCGCGGAACCTTTGGCCGCTTGCGCGTATACCCGACGCGGATGCGCGCGCCATCGGCAGCCAAAAGACCATTGCAAAGCTGTCCGCTGAAACCGCCGCAAAGCAACTGCGAACGCATCCGGAGCTGGCCCCGCGTGAGTACGTCGCTGCGCAAGACGTGATCGACCACGCGACCGGCAAGGCACAGGACGGAGCACGCGCGATGATCTACGTGCGCGAGCTGTCGGACGCCGCTACGGGTGGGCACGTACTGGTAGTGAAGGCGACGCTGACCGGCGAGGAGTTGTTCATCACCAGCTTCCGCCGCTTGAGTCGCGATCAGGCGACGCGCGACCGCGAGGTACGACGACTGCTCGGAAAAGGTGGCGGATGATGGGGCCTCCCACCCGGTTGCCCGGAAACCCCACATGGCACTCCGGCGTCGAAACGCCGTGTTACGGCCGGGAGAATCTCACCGTGTCGCATCCGCCAGCCAAGGCAGCGTACCACCGCTGGAGGCATGCCGCATGATCCGCGTCGAAATCGAATCCGCCGACGTGCAGGCCGCGTTCACGCGCCTGCGCCAGCAGCTCACCAGCATGCGCCCGTTGATGCAGGATCTCGGCGAGCATCTGAGCGAAACGACCAAGCGGAGATTTGACACCTCCACGGCACCCGATGGATCGAGGTGGGCGCCGAACGCCGAGACCACCTACATTCGCTACCTCGGCCGCTTCAACAGCGGCTTCGGCAAGGCCGGCCGGCTCAACGCCACGGGCGTCCGCCGCGCGGTCGCCAAGAAACCGCTGATCGGCGAGACGCGCTCGCTATCCACCACCATTCACTACCTCGCCGGCAGCGATTTCGTCGAGATCGGCAGCCCGATGGTCTACGCCGCCGTGCAGCAGTTCGGCGCGAAGGCGCGCAGCTTCACCGGCGGCCATAGCCCGTGGGGCGACATCCCGGCACGCCCGTTCCTCGGCCTCTCCGGCGAAGACCGCCAGTTCATCGGCGAAGCGGTCTCCGGCTACCTCGAAGACGCC